ATCACTCATATTCAAGTCACACATGCGACAAATTTCCTCAATTCTACTACCGTTATAAATGTTGGACGAATCCGTTTTTAAACCATACATTTCAAAAAAAGCACCTACCTGCATTAATAATATGGTATTCTGTCCGTATTTAATTATAGAATTATTAGTGATATCAATGTATTGTTGAATGATTCCTTGGTTCTCAATTGCCATGGTTTAGATAATATAAAATATGATTATCATTTTATATTACTTACCTAATTGATTTATCTGCAAGTGCCTGCGTAATATGTTCGATACCAATCCCAGAAAACGAACAAGACACGAGCATTTTCCAAAAGAAAGATACAAAAAACCAATAGATAAGCAAACTGAATTAGATAAATTTTATAGTAAAGTAAAACAATTTCCAATAAATAAGATTATTTGTTTAGATGAAACAAGTGTGGGTTCTGCGTTAAAACCAACTTATAGTAGATGTAATTTAGGTAGGCGTTGTGTAATAAAAACTACAAACCAATTTGTATTTCGTAAATTTACTTTGTTGGTAGCAATAAGTAATTCAAAATGGGTAGGTAAAGAAATGTATGAAAAAGGTGGTATGACGAAAGAAAGATTGTTGGAATTTTTAGAGAAATATATTTTTCCAAAATACAAAAACCATCTTATTATATTGGATAATGCAGGAAGTCATAATAACGAACTCATTAAAAATGCTATTATCAAAAGTGGTAATGATTATTTATTTTGCATCCCTTATACACCGAAAACGGATGCGATTGAAGAATATTTCAACCAAGTCAAAACATACATGAAAAAGAATAGAAATGTTGAAAATTACCAACAATTAGAAAATAATGTGAATAAAGCAATTGAAAAAGTAAAACCTGAAAATTATAAGAATTATTTTGAACATGCTTACAATTTGAAAGAAGGAATAAAATTACACAGAAAATCATCAACGAGAAGGCGTAAATTAAAAAATTATAAATAATATACTTAAAAATTAGATGGTTTAAGTATATAACTGGTATGCGATTAAAAAGTGAATTATATAAAAAAGAACAAGATGAAATAATAGAACAGATTATTAAAATATTAAATTTAGAAAATAATAATACATATACCCTGCATGAATTAGACAATAACAAAGAGATCCAAATTTCAATAATGGAATTAATTCCTGAAATAAGAAAATGGTTTTCATTTAACGGAATTAAAGCAGTAGGAGAACCGAGTAAAATAAAAAGACCTTGGTTGTCTATAATAAAACATTTATTAAAATCAAAATATAACATAGAAAGCAAAGATTTTCAATTTACCGAAAACGGACAACATATTAGAACACACATTTATACATTTGGGTTGATTAAGTAGAATTTACTTATATTTGAATACAAAGCCTCTAGAACTCTTGTTTTTTCCTGATAGAACTTTTGAAATAACTGGTGTAATTCCATATTCCTTTTGTAAATATTCATTTGCATCACACGGATAAGTAAATGTTTTTATATAAGTTCCATCAATTGTAAACACATCAAATGGTTTATTTTGTCTTTGTGCATCTGATATTTTTCGTCTTTCATCCATATTTTCAAACCGTTTTTTCTGTGTTTCTCCGTGTTTCAATCTAGCGTCTGGATTGTCTTCATAATATTTTTTCATTCTCTCACCTTGTTCTTTCCCAGCTTCAGGATGTTCTTTATGATATTTTTTTTGTGATTCTCCTTGTTTCAATCTAGCGTCTGGATTGTTTTCATAATATATTTTCATTCGTTCTCCATGTTCTTTTCCAGCTTCTGGATGTTCTTTATGATATTCTTTGTGTGCATTGCTCTGTTGTCGTCTTGCTTCTGGATTGTCTTCGTAATATTTTTTCATTCTCTCACCATGTTCTTTTCCAGCTTCTGGATTGTCTTTAAAATGTTGTTTCATTCGTTCTCCGTGTTCTTTTCCCAAGTTTGGATTGTCTTCAAAGCGTTTTTTCATTCTCTCACCATGTTCTTTTCCAGCTTCTGTATGTTCTTCATAATATTTCCTTTTTATTTCGCTCATTTGTTGTCTCGCTTCAGGATTGTCTTCATAATATTTTTTCTGCGAATCGATCATTTGTTGTCTCGCTTCAGGATTGTTTTCGTGATACATTTTCATTCTCTCACCCCATTCTCTTCCTGCTTCAGGATTGTCTTCATAATATTTCCTTTTTATTTCGCTCATTTGTTGTCTCGCTTCAGGATTGTCTTCATAATATTTTTTCATTCTCTCACCTTGTTCTTTCCCAGCTTCAGGATGTTCTTTATGATATTTTTTAAGTGCATCACTTTGTTGTTCCATTGCTTCGTTACTGTCCCAATATTTTTTCTGCGAATCGATCATTTGTTGTCTTACTTCTGGGTGTTCTTCATGATACACTTTCATTTTCTCAACCCATTTTATTCTATCTTCTGGATGTTCTTCGTGATACACTTTCATTATCTCACTCATTCGTTGAATTGCTTCTGGATGTTCTTTATGATAGTTCTTCATTCTTTTACTTTGTAGTTCCCTTGCTTCGTTATTTTCCCAATATTTTTTACTGCGTTCACTCATTTTTTGTCTATCGGCTTCCGTAAACACATACCCATTTATCCCATCTCCACCATAAGTCATATTATATCCATTCCCATTCATAAAATACGAATTATATTCTTGAATGTATCGTATTTCCTTTTCGCACAATTCTTCAATAGTATCTGCTGTATCAATTTCTATAAGTTCGAGATTACCTACCATGTCATATTTTCGTATCGCACAATATAGGTATCTATTATTACCTGATTTCGCTAAGTAATTATGCCCTTCAGTTCGTTGCTTCAATGAAGTAGTCGTTAATCCAATATAGTGCTTTCCGTTTGGAAATACGATTTTGTAAATAAACCCACAAGTAGACATGTTATATATAATATACTAACATAAAATGTCTATATTGAATTCAATTTTATAATATGTGCGTTAAACTACTTAAAATAAAATATTTAGGAATAGTATAAGGATGGAAAAAGAAGTAAATCCACCAACCGACTTTTTCAAAGGAATTAAAATTTCCTTGAAAAGTGTCTTGAAACATCCTGACATCAATTTACCTAAAATCACAAATGCCGTTGTCAAGTGTAATAAAATTGTTATTCAAACGCTTATGTTTATGAAACTTTTTTTATTAGACCATTATGATAAGCATAATAAATTACCAACCATTAATGACGAATTCATTAATTCTTGTATGAAAATATTGTGTAATGAAAAAGCAACTGGAAGACCACCTAAAAAAAAAATCAAAGAATTAAAAGATACTTTGAGTGCATTTTACAAAACCGATTTTCAACCGCTAATTCAAAATGAAAACTTGGATTATACACATATGAATACCATTTTAGATTATCTTACTATTGATATTCTTACGATGTATGAGAATAACATCAAATTTCATTATGTAGAATATGTGGAACGATATGTAAATGTTGTTTGGAAAAAGAATTTTATTGTAAATAAAATAAGAAAAATGAATATTACACAAAAAGAAAAGGAACAACGAGTAAATAAATTATGTAGTCAATTGCGAAAAATCAAAACCGATTTATTGAATGTTACCGAAGGTTCTAAAAACTACAAATCACATTCCATGTATCATATTTGGATAAACCAACAAAAACAATTTATTACGCCGAATAAATCTACATACAAAAAGAATAATATTGTTTATGATTTGATGTGTAGCCCTTTTGATTATTTTCCTTGTATGATTGTTATGATGAAACCAGTTGAAAGAGAAGAACAAACAATTAGTAATGTATTTCCTATGCGTAGCGAAATAATACCAAAACATATAAGATTAGATACAACTACATTGGTGCATCTTCTTATGACGAAAAAACAAGGAATTAAAAGTGAATATTTAACAAAAGGAAATTTGAAACGAAATGAAAATAAAATATGGGATTTCTTTTTTAGAACAGAACGAAAAATGTTTCATAAAAAGCATTATGAATTTCATCATATGATAGAAACAGATGGAATAAGTTGCACTTTGTTGCTATTGCGTAAGGATTTAATAGGAAAACGACTACCGATGATGAAAAAAGGTTTATCAACTGAAACATATATTGATGAACTAACCGATTATACTCAATTACAAAACAAAAAGATTGTAGCAATAGACCCTGGATTGTGTGATTTAATTTATTGTGTGGATGCTGATAATAAAGATGCTAACAAATTTAGATATTCGCAAGACCAACGAAGAAAAGAAACCAAGAAAAAGAAGTATTCAAAAATTCAATTGGAATTGAAAAGGGAACAAATTAATGGTAAAATAATTATAGAATGGGAAACTGAATTATCTAAACTAAATAGAAAATCACTCAATATTACAAAATTCAAGGAATATATCAAAAAGAAGAGTGAAATAAATGCTATGTTATTCCAGTTTTATGAAAAATATATTTTTAGAAAATTACGATTACAAAGTTATAGAAATACCAAGAAAAGCGAACAGAAAATGATTAACAATTTCAAACGCATTTTTGGTAATGAAAAAGATGTTGTTGTGTGTTTTGGAGATTACGAGCAGAAAAAACATATGAAATTCAAAGAACCTACCAAAGGGAAAGGAATGCGAACCTTGTTTAGAAAAGCAGGATTTCAAACTTATTTGGTGGATGAGTTTAGAACAAGTTGTAGATGTTCTAAATGTGAAGTGGGTATTTGTAAAAAGACGATGGTTAGGGAAAATCCCAAACCATTTAGAAGCGGTAATGTTTTAGTTCATGGACTGATTTGTTGTAAAAACGGATGCGGTTATTGGAATAGAGATGTTAATGGTGCAACAAATATTTATAAAATTGCTTATAATGCGATAAATAAAAAAGAAAGACCAAATTATTTATCAAGAAGCAATAATACTTCAACTGGTTTAGACGAACCAGTAAAATCAAAATTTACATGCCTTGAAATAGGCAAACCTTGTTGATTTTTAGTGGGTTTTGTCCCATTTTAAATCTTCAAGGATGTAAATATCACATATATATAAGAGAATGTGTTTTATTGATTGTTTTACTAGATTATTCTCGTCTAAATCAGATAAGGTAACCACAACACCTAACGGAATATCAGATGAAACAAATACCGATACTATTCATCAAAAATGTCATAGAGAGAGGGCAATTCACATGATAAATACATACAAAACTAACTTATTGTTAGAATATAGGAGATCTTTGATGAAAGAATATAAGAGACAGTCACTAAAGGAAAATGCAATAAGGGAACACACTGCTCCGTAATTGCGGAAAAAAAAACATACAAACAATGCTTAGTAGATGATGCAAAAAAAAGAAACAAATACGAAAAGTAAAATATTGTTCGATATTATATATAATAAGTAATGTGGCTTTTAGACATATTATTTGGTCCTAAATTAAGCGTATCAATATCAAATAA